CGTAATAGCAGATTGCACAAAAATTTCTTCCCCAACTGCCAAAATTTTGTGCAAAATGTCAATAGACACAAAATATAGTGCCCACACCCCATAGGGTAGGGGAGTATAGCAATTTTTGCAATGTATAAAGCAACATATACAATCTAGTATGTGGTATACTATATATAATCCATTAAGACGAAGGGAGACTACAGCATGAAGAAAAGCATGATTAAAATCACTATAACCGATGATAATATTACTCTTGATGGTAAGAACCTGCAAGAACTGACCGAAGCCAATATTATTGACAGTATCAAGGCACTTGTCACTCTTGCCAAGGCTATGAATCTTATATGGGAAGGAGATCAGGAAGATGGAAATGCGTAAATTCATCATTGAGATTCACTCCGACGGCACTTTGACGTGCTGCGAGTACGAGGACCCCAAAGAATCCATCCGAGCCGCAAATGATCGTGCATGGCTTGCTGGTTATAAGCGGGCACTAGACAACTGTAAGAAGTGTGTGACAATGCTAGGCAAGTCTAAAGATACTTGTTTATCCGCAAATATCACATATCATGGCGCAAAGAATGTGTACGAATCGCTTGTATCTTATTACCTCGAATATAGTCGCGACAAAAACTAAGTCGAAACGGCCCTTCGGGCCGTCCACCGGGACCGCCCGCCCGGTGTTGATGAGACAGGGCATATACCGAAAGGAGTTTTGTATTATGTCCGAAGCAATGATGAAGTCTGAAAACAATGGTGCTATGATGGTGTCCGATGTGATGAACACCGGCGTCGGGTATACCGACATGAATCTTGCTGACCGCTCTGCCGCGGTTGCATTCTACAATGCGACGAGCAACCCCGCCAACAAGCTGAAGGAACACGTCAACGAGGTTCTGGCGCTGGTTCATGTCTCCGTGGAGTGCGTCGAGGTCAGCAGGGACGACGTCCCCGAGGGCAAAACGATTGCCCCCCGTGTCGTCCTTATTACCGATGACGGGCAGTCGTACGCCTGTGTCTCCGTTGGTGTCTATCAGTCTTTGAAGCGTATGTTCACGCTGCTTGGGACCCCTGACACGTGGACGGAACCGGTGAAGATCAAACCTGTGCTTATCAGCACCAAAAAAGGTCAGGTTTTGTCTTTGAATCTGGTTTAACCTGTGGCCGCCGCACCTGCGGCGGCCTTATTTATTATAGGAGGCCCTCATGAAAAGTAAAGATAATAGAGTATCCTTGCTGAACTGTGACGACTCCCGGATATATTTGGCATCCGCCATTGTATACAGTGGAGTTGCCGACAAAGACGTTGATTTTTTCCGCTCCAAATGGGCCAAAATTATTTTCGACGGTCTTGGCATTGAAGCAGACCCCCTCGACTGGTATTATAAGATCATGAATAGAAAGGAGCGTGGGAAGCATGGCAGTAGGCGCAGCTAAAGCAAGTGCAACCCTTAAATACAGCTCGGAGCTGTACACCCCTTATGCCTTGGAGTCTTGGCCTGATAATCAGATGCACAAAGAGTATTCCCGACTTCGTGCCATTGCGCAGAAACGTATCAAGCGCTTGTCTCGGGACCCCATCAGTGGTACAAGCGACGTTTATAAAGAATTCGCCGGAGGTTTCCCCACACTAAAATCTATGCGAGGAGACCGTAAAGCCTTGGAGCAGGCTTTGGCGGATGTAGCGCGATTTGTGCGCTCCAAAGGCTCCACCGTCGGCGGTGCGCGTGCAGAATTTAAGCAAAAAATGAAAGTTGGGGGCATTGACATTTCCGACGTTCCCCAAGATCAATACACGGCTCTGTCTGAATGGTGGGAAATCGTGAAAGCCTCAGGCGTGTATTACTATCCGTCCGATCAACCGGTCATGTACTGGCGCGAGAAAGGCGGCTACAACGTCAGTATTGACGATTTTGTAAAGTGGCAGCAAGGTGAGGTCAATTATGGCAAAGAGTGGGACTATAGCGACGGCAGCAGTTCCGCCGACCTGCGCGGAGGTTTTGGCGGAGGCTTGTAACTACAACCCGGTTCCGTGGCTCATGGGGCATTTGGACAGAAAACATACCAAAGGCAAGAAGCGCAAGACAAACAAGAAGCGCTTGTATGTGAATATGCCGTGCGCGTTTGATATTGAGACTTCCCGAGTATGTGTTGATGCCGACGACAACCCCCACACCATTATGTACATCTGGCAATGTCAGCTCGGTTTGGATATTACCATTATCGGCAGGACGTGGGACGAGTGGTTGAATTTTACAGGGGCGATTAGCGACTATTTGCAAGCCAACAGCGGCCCTCAAGGGGACTGGTATCTGTGTATGTACGTTCATAATCTCGCCCATGAATTTCAATATTTGTCGGGTGTTCTGGATTTTGGGCCCGGTGATGTGTTCGCCAGCAAACCTCGCCGGGTCTTAAAATGTGACAACCGCGCTATTGAATACCGGTGCAGTATGCGCCACAGCAACTTGTCCCTTGATGCCTGGGGCAAACAACTGGGTGCACCTCATGCCAAATTAACAGGCGCTCTTGACTATTCCAAAGTGCGGTATCCATGGACTCCCCTGACATCTACAGAATTAGCGTACTGTATAAATGATGTCCGGTGTATTGTAGAGTGTTTGTTAATTGAGATGAAGCGAGACGGCGACGACCTGTATACGTTACCATTGACGCGCACCGGGTACGTCCGACGAATGGCCCGCGAAGCGATGTACAAATGGGGCATTAAAAAGGTCAAGCGCCTTTTGCCCTCTTGGGAATTGTATCAGATGCTGCGGGAGGCGTTCCGAGGCGGTGATACGCACGCCAATCGGTATTATGTTGGGCTCCATCTGGAAAACGTCGGTTCCGTGGATATGTCGAGTGCGTACCCCGCTGTGCAATGTGAATGTTACTTTCCGATGACTCCATTTAGGCAGGAACCAGCCACCGTCGGGCAGCTGATGCAATGTATGAGACACGGCAAGGCTTGCCTAATGCGCTTGCAAGTAAAAGGTCTGCGCCAGCGTTTCAAGTGGTGGGGGTTCCCCTATATCCCTCTTGCAAAGGTTCGGCATTGTGAAGGATACATAAACGACAACGGCCGTTTGCTGTCTGCTGAACATTTAGAGATCACCATAACAGATATAGATTTTAGGATCATTGCCAAAGAATATGACTGGGATGCCCTTAACGTTCTGGACCTGTATACGTCCGATTATGGCAAACTGCCAAAGCCCCTGACGGATTGCGTCAAAGAGAGCTACACCGGCAAAACATCCCTTAAAGGTGTAGCCGGTCAAGATTTGTATTATGTTAAGGCCAAGGGCGATCTTAACAGCTACTACGGTATGACAGCGCAGGACCCCTTGCAGCTGGACACACTTTTTGACGAGGACGACCCCGACAATCTCTGGAGCGAATGCACCGACGACCCAGAGGGCAGTTATAACGAGCACCGCCCTCACTTGTTTTTGCCTTACCAATGGGGAGTATGGACGACTGCCCACACTCGCAAGCGCCTAAAAATAGCGCAGTGGGCCGCGGGCAAGAATGGCGTGTACTGCGACACCGACAGTGTCAAATATATGGGCAATATTGATTTGTCGGACTTTAACAAAGCCGTAAAGCAGCTCGCAAAAGACAATGGTGCTTGTGCTACCGACCCAAAAGGCAATATCCATTACATGGGCGTGTATGAGCAGGAGCGCGGCTATGCGGAGTTTATGACTTGGGGCGCTAAAAAATACGCGACTACTTATAAAAAAGGCGGGCCCATTACTACCACAATAGCAGGAGTCAGCAAGCGGAAGGGCGGTTTGGAGCTGGCCCTGTGGGGTGGTTTTGAGGTTTTCAAGCCCGGGTTTACTTTTTGTTTGGCGGCAGGAAATCAGGTTATTTATAATGATCGTCCCAATGTGCCCGATTTTGTGGTTGACGGGCATACGGTACACATAACAAGAAACCTGTGTATTTGTGATAATACCTATACGTTGGGTATTACTGACGAATACGCAAAGATATTAGGGTACAAGATTATGGAGGTTATCTGATGATTAAACTGTACACCGACGATGGATGGCCGAATTTTTCCGAAAAAGATGGCATATTGTCAACTGGGGCGTCTATTATTTTTATATGGGGCGGACGTGGTACTGGCAAGACCTACGGAGCATTAAAGCACGTACACCAGACAGGGGACGAATTTCTGTATCTGCGCCGCACGCCGCAGCAGGCGGAACTTATATGCGCCTCGCCCAGCATGTGGCCATGGTCTCCGTTGAATGATGATCTACAAACACATTACGCCCCGTTTAAAATACCTAAAATAGCGGGCCTCTATGAAGTGGGCAACGCTGGAGCCTACACTGATACGGGGTCACCCATAAAACCGGCCCAAATGGCCGGAGTTGTGGGAAGTGTGGTCACTTTGGCCCGCACCCGTGGTTTTTCAAGTCCTCACACTAACATCATTATTTTGGATGAATACCAGAAAGAAGAATCCGATTACTACCGGCGCGGTGAGGGTGTGGGCCTTGCTAATATCTATGAAACGGTCAACCGTAATCGAGAATTGAAAGGACAGAAGCCCTTGACGCTGTTGTGTATGTCGAATGCTGTAGGCATGGCGAACCCCTATTATATGCAATGGGAAATTACTGACACAGTAGAGAAGATGATCGGCAAGAAAGAGCGCGTCAAGCTGTTGGCCGATAAGGGCATTCTGTTGATTGATCTTGTCGATAGTCCTATCGCAAAGGAGAAAGCTAACACAGCCCTCTATAGGTCTATGACCGGTACTGACTTTTACAGATCAGCTATAGAAAACCAATATAGCGCCGAGGATAAAAGTCTTGTCGTATCCCGCCCGCTCCGGGAATATTACCCACTTGTACAAATTGGCCGGTGCTGCATCTACGAGCACAAGAGCAAACCACTATACTATGTATGTCGGCACAGGTCTGGCGAAATGCCCACCTATGGCACCGGCGACTATGAGCGGAAACGATTTAGGGCCGCGTATGGTTATATCTGGCCCGCGTACTTGCAGCGGCAACTTGAATTTGAGCGCTACTCGGATGAAATTTTCTTCCGTGAGTATTGCGGTACTTGACTTTTTTACACAGTTAGCATATATTGAAGTTAATCCCAGGTGCCCACAGGCAGCCCCCAGAAGGGGCGGGCAAGCGTCAGCCAGCGCAAGAACCTGGGATTTACTTGTATCTGTATGGGAGGTGATGTTATATGAACGTTTACGCAGTGCTGGCCGTTCTGGTGTTCATCGGTATGGATGTTGTCAGTGGTATGGTTAAAGCCTTTTCTACCACTGGTTTTGATTCCAGCGTGATGCGTCAGGGGTTTTACCACAAACTTGGTGAAGTTCTGGCCGTGGGGTTGCTCGCTGCCGCTGATTTCTATCTGCCCATTGTGGGAGTCAATGTCGATGTGTCTTTCTCGGCTATCGGTTGCACCTATTTTGTCTTGATGGAAATTGGCAGCATCATTGAGAATATAGGAATGATCAATCCTGAATTGGTGGGGCCTCTTACTAAAATTTTTGCAAAACTCAAGGGGGATTGACCAATGGGTTGTTATATCATCTTCGCCCAGTCGATCACAAACGAACGCGCGTTTCTGCTGGCTGATTTGTGCGCTCGTTTGGACGTTACCTATTATAGCGACTGGGCCAACGTCGCTCACACGCGGCAATGCTGCGCAGTGGGGCCCGTAACAAACGGAGACAAAGACCAGGTCATTAAATGCCTGGCACATGACACTTATGTTGTAATGGAGGCGACTAAAGTTGAAAATCAGTGAAAAAGCGGCCCTTGCTATGGCCGGATACACCAAAGCGGAGATAGAAGCTATGGAAAAGCCGCAGCCCGCGCCTCAGCCCGCGCCTCAGCCCGTCCCGCAGCCCGTCCCGCAGCCCGCGCCGCAGCCCGCGCCTCAGCCCGTCCCGCAGCCCGCGCCGCAGCCCGCGCCGCAGCCCGCGCCGCAGTATGAGGGCCTCGAAACCCTGTTGCAACAGCTTTTGCAGGGTCAGCAGACTACCGCGCAGGCAATGCAGACTATGACCCAGACGTTGCAGGCAAACGCGCTGGGCCTTGGCATCCAGCAGCAGCCGACGGCAGATGCTGCCACTGTGACGGCCCGAATTATCGACCCGACCTATGGAAAGGAAGTGAAGTAATATGCCCCTTGGTATGGATTTTGCGGATATTGCCGCAATTTTGACCGAGATCAATAAGATGGCCACGGGCCAGGAACAGACGCCTTCCATCGTGGACACGTCGAGCTTTGTGTCTGTTGCGCAGGCTACGTTGCTGACCGGCCCCGACAACTACACCAAGGCGATCAGTCAGGTGCTGGGACGCACCATTTTTGCCGTGCGCCCCTATGATGCGCCCTTGAAGCGCTTGCAGGTGACGGGTGACGACTGGTCGAACCATGTGCGGAAGATCAATTTTTGCGACAGCGACCCCGTCACCGATAAGGCGTGGGCGCTGGAGGACGGCCAGAGCGTGGACATGTACGAAGTCCACAAGCCTAAAGTCCTTCAGACAAACTACTACGGCCAGACCAATTACAGCCGCGTGTACACGCAGGCTGACACCCAGATGGAGGCAGCATTCAAGGGGCCCGAGGAACTGATGCAGTTCTGGTCGTCTTTCGTGCTGCACCTTTCTAACCAGATCGAGGCAGACCGGCGCAACCTCGCCAACAACCTGATGGCCAACCATCTGACCGGCCTGACTGTGACCCGCCGAGACAGCGTTATTTATCTGCTTGATGAGTACAACGCTCAGCAGGGCACCACACTGACGGTGAAGGACGTGTACAAGGAAGCGAACTTCCCGGGTTTTGCCAAGTACGCCTATGGTCGTATCAACGACATTTCCCGCCTGATGAAGGAACGCTCCATCAACTGGCACCAGAATTGGGAGATCGGCGGCACGACGTACAACATCATGCGCCACACGCCGTATGATCGTCAGCACCTTTACCTGTACAGCGGCACACAGAGCCAGATCGATGCCCGCGTGATTCCCGAGGTGTTCCATGACAATATGCTGAAATACCGCGACGCTGAACAGGTCACGTTCTGGCAGAACATCGACGAGCGCGATATCATTTCCGCAACGCCTGTTGTGACCAATACCAACGGTGTGGCAACCGAAAACGCCGCTGTTCAGCTCTCCAATGTGTTCGGTTGTCTGCTGGACTGGGACGCCATCGGGTACACTCCGAAGCTGTCCCGCGTGGTCCCGACCCCCATGAACGCCCGCGGCCTGTACACGAATTTCTGGTATCATTACGGTTGGTCGTGGTACGATGACTTCACCGAGAACGCCGTTCTGTTCCTGATGACTGACAAAGACGTCACCGCGCCCAGCACGGGCAGAGCAGCTAGAGCCTCCACCCTTAAAACCACCACGCACAAGGACGCGGACCCCTCGAAGTCCTGACCGGCACCGGCGGGCATCTGCCCGCCGGTTATTTTGTAGGAGGTGCAAAATGCAAGCGACCTTTTATCAGTTTGCAAAGCGCACAAACAGCACAAAGCGGCCCAGCGGTGGGCAAGAATTCGGAATCGACCTTAAAGCCCCCTGCAACATCATTGACCCCGAAATTAAGATCGCAACGCAAAGCGACCCCACGGGATTCAATTATTGCTACCTTCCCACCTTCAGCCGGTATTACTGGGTTAAAAACTGGACGTATGCTGACGGCCTCTGGTTGGCCTCGCTGACTGTTGACACGCTGGCAAGCTATCGGGACCAGATCGGATACTCTACCGAGTATGTGGTCAGGTCGTCGGCGAAGTACGACCCTAAAATCGTAGATAATTTGTACCCCACCAAAGCAACGATTACCACGAGAACCATCTATGCAAATTCTACGCCGTTTACGGATGACCCGGAAAGCGGCAGTCAAGGATTTTTTGTTGTGCTCGTCAATGCCCCCGGCTATGTATCGTTTGGTGGAGCAATTTATCTTGCAATGAGCGGGACCACATTTCAAAAGCTAATGGCGGCTCTTTTGCAAAATACTGATTACTTGAATATCAGCGCTGACGAGATCAGCAGCAACTTAACTAAAGCGCTTTTCAATCCTATTCAGTACATTTCAAAAGCGTTCTGGATACCCTGCGGTAATACCGCTATCGGTACCCCCATCAATGAAATTCCCGTCGGGTGGTGGAAAATGCAGAATATCGGGAATGCTTATGTCATAGCGAATAATAATGACAAGCAGGTATTTACGTTCAGCATTTCGACCCCCCATCATCCGCAGCACATTACAAGGGGCGTCTATACAGACGGAGCGCCCTATTCAGAGTACACGTTATATTGTCCTCCATTTGGTGAAATTAAATTAAATGCTAACCTGTTTGTGTTGCAAAGTACATTGTACTGTAGATTAACTGTTGATTATCGCACAGGCGACGCAATACTGGACTTGTCATTTAATAAAGATTTTAACACTATCTTTTTCTCCACGTCGGGCAACGTCTCGGTCCCTGTGCAGCTGGCGCAGATCGCTACCAATGTAAATGAATTGGCAAGTTTGGGCGGACTGATTCAAACCGCCGTCGGTGCTATTGCCGGCGGTATTGAATCCTTTTTTGGCGGGGGCGATATTACCAACGGTATTGCCTCCGGTGCCCAGCAAATGACCGTTGCAAGTCAATCAAAAGGCGGAGGGGCCAGCGTTGCAAAATACGGTATTACACCGTATTTAACAGGGGCCTTTTACGATCTTGCAGACGACAACAACGAGCACCACGGCCGGCCCCTGTGTCAAAAGGTGCAGCTGCTCAGTATACCGGGTTTCATTATGGTAGACGACCCAGATATTGCGCTGCCCGCAACAGCCGCCGAGATTGACAGCGTTAAAAGCTATATGAAAAATGGATTCTTTTTAGAGTAGGAGACGTAAACTATGACAGTATACAAACAATGTATTACTGACGTATCGCCGATCAGAGTCACCGCCGGTTATCCGGCGTACTCTGACGGCAGCCCTCACCGGGGTATTGACACGGTCCACGGAGACCATAAAGCCTATGCGCCCGAGGCGGGCGTCGTGGTCGTGGCCCAGCACTGGAATGGTAGCACCTCAGGAGATCAGTCGTGGGGCAATATGATTAAGGTGCGGATGGCCGACGGCACGACATGGCGGGCCGCGCATTTTGCCTCGCAGATTTGGAACGTGGGAGACGCAATTTCCAAGGGGCAGTTTATCGGCACACAGGGCCAGACCGGCTACGTAACGGGCATACATACGCATTGGGAGTATGCCGATGCAGCCGGAAACCTGAGGGACCCGTCCAGCATTATCAGAGTCCCAAATCAGGTTGGCACATGGGAAGTAGAGTGGGACTCGGGCGTAGGCCCTGACCCAGGACCCGGGCCGGGCCCGGGTCCCGGGCCCGGCCCGTGGCCTACTGGTAAATTGCCGGTATGGTTGCTGTTTAAGATGGCAAAAGGAGGGCGTCTGTTGTGAATGCTCCTTATAGTTACGAACAGATTAACGCCCATGTGTCGCCGGTGACTCCCTCCGTGATGCACACCAAGGGCAGCAGCTTATCCTATTATTTTCGCAAGTATCTGTTCCTTGAAGCGGTGTCAATGGTACGGTGGACGCTCCCCGACACATGGCCCAGTAACCGCTTGCAGTATCTTGTATTCGGTTCCGGCGGTGTAACGGTGTTCAATACTGACCGTTACGGCCTGGTTTATGACCGAATGGGACTGACCGGCATTAACATCTTCTACAATCCCACACACTCCATCATTGCAAACCCCTTTATTAAAGGGTCCCCATATTTGCAGATCGGGAAACAATGCGAGCTCATCAATTTGCAGCCCGATTACCGTGGCATGGTGGATATTGTGGCCTATTATGGGGACATGATGGCCCTTGCAGCCCAGACCATCCAGAGCAATTTAATCAATAGCCGCCTTGCCTACGTGTTTGCGGCATGTAGCAAAGCGGGTGCAGAATCTTTCAAAAAGATGTTTGACGCCATTATGCAGGGGGACCCCGCCGTTTTTGTTGATGCCTCTTTGCTCAAAGCGCCCAAGAATGGGGCATCCGGGCAAGCCCCGTGGATGTATTTTGCAACTGACCTCAAAGGAAACTTCATCACTAACGAACTGCTAACCGCCCTTAAAACCATTAAAGCGCTGTTTGACACGGAGGTTGGTATTCCTAATACAAATACCAGCAAAAAAGAGCGGATGCTAACCGACGAAGTCAATTCAAACAACGTCGAGACCGCCGCTAAAGCGTCGCTATGGTTGGATAGCTTGCAGCGTGGTTGCGAACGGGTGCACAAGCTGTTTGGAATTGACAAGTCTACTTTATGGGTAGACTGGAGGTTCCCGCCCGATACTAATACGCCGGAGGTGAACAACGATGAACGCAACGTTGAGCTTTAACGGGTTGCTGACGGGATACCCGGAGCTGTTCGACGACTTGAAAGTCCCTGACAGTGTATCTAAAGAGACTGTTTGCAATCAACTTCTCTTTGATACACTGGAATTAGAGGTACTATATGCGGACGGCCCCACAATGCGCAGGGCTCTGGGCGTCTATTCTGAAACCATGCTCCCGAGCTGGACCCGGTACGCTGAGGCCCTGGGCCTTGAATACGACGCTTTGGCGTCCGATGACCGAACCAGAACCACCGACCATGCAGGGACCAGCGGCGGCACAATCAACCGCACAAACGGCGTGAAGGGAACAACTACAAGAGCGCCTAACCTGACCACCACCGGCCAGAATAACGGCAGTGACAGCACTACCCGGGACGTCACGGGGTTCGACAGCGGGACATTGCAAACCGCTGAAAAGACTACAACGGCCCTCGGTACTGGGAACACCATTACCAGCAGCGGCACCGACACGACCACCACCGATCAGACTACCACCGATAACAATACCTCGGAGTTGCACGACGGCTATAATGAAACCGTTACCGAGAAGGGCCGGGCAGGGCGAGACCCGCAAGACCTCATTGCAAAAGAGCTGTCTCTTGCAATGGAGAATATCGTTCATAAAATCGTTACGGACATCCGGGCAAACTTTTGTTTGCTGGTATATTAAGGAGATGCAATAAAATGGGTATCATCAATCCTATTCACAAAGCACCCTACACCAATTTCCATGATCTCAATCTAGATTGGATTATTGAGGTACTGAACGAGTTTAACACAAAACTGACGAATTTCGTCAGCCTGGCCACGATCAAATACGCGGACCCGATCCAGTGGGACATCACCAGCCAATACGAGGCGAACACCGTTGTCGTGGACAGCAACGGCAACGCATATTTGTCTGTGCAGCCGGTGCCCTCCGGTGTTTCTCTGGATCGTGTCGAGTTCTGGACAAAAATTGGCAATTTTGATGAGCTTTGGGCCGATGTAAAACAGGCCATTACTCCCATCGATGAGGGCCACAGCCCCACCGCCACAGCTGCAAGAGCGGCCAACGATCTTGTGTGGGTCAACGGGGCGCTGGTACGTGTCACTAGAGCAATGATTGCCGGTGACGCCTATGTGCCCGGCTCTAACTGCGTGAGCAGCTCCACAAATGAAGTCTTGCACTACCTTATCACCGCGTTTAATGAGGGCTTGAGCGCCGAGCAGACGGCCCGACAGGAGGCCGACACGCAGCTCCAGACGGCTATTGGTGCCGAGCAGACGGCCCGGCAGGAGGCCGACACGCAGCTCCAGACGGCTATTGGCGAGGAGAAAACGGCCCGGGAGAACGCCGACACGCAGCTCCAGACAGCTATTGGCGCCGAGACTACGGCCAGAGAAGAGGCCATCAACGATCTGAAGAAATCAACTGTTGATTTGGAGGTGTTCACTACCCCGGAAATGTACGGCGCAAAGGGTGACGGCTCTACGGATGACACGGCAGCAGTTCAGGCTGCTTTTAATGCCGCGACCGCCAATAAACCCATCATCCTGACGGGACAGTATTATTGCACTGACACTATCACCGTTAAAAGGGATACTACCGTTATCGGTGCAGCATCCAGACCCCGTGCCGTACTGATTCCTTATTTCATTTTTAACAATACCGTCAACCCCGCGTTTTCTATCGTTGGTGCGCAGGACAGCAACGTCGACTATGGCGGCACCCTCGAAAATGTAACCTTCAAGGGCGTCACCGTCGGTCTGAAGAACCCTGCAACTGCCGCAAGCGTTGCATTTAAAGTGCAGTGGGCGCGATTCTTCACCCTTGAAGATTGCAGCGTTCACGGGTTCACAACCGCAGTAGATTTCGCCAACAACAACGGTATGTTTATCAAAAATTTCGAGTACAGTACAAATGGCTCCGTTAATGTTACTGTATTTAACAAGTTTAACAATGGCGGCAATACGGGCCTGAAATTGCAGCACATCGTTATCAACAATTTCTCCGAAGGAATCTCTAAAGCGATTGTACTGTCAGATACCACCGCAGACGGTCAGGCAGGAGACAGATGTTTTGAAGACTGGTTGTGTGTAGGGCCGTGGAACAACGTTATCTACTACACGCACGGGAAAGGCTTTAGCCGTCACGTTTATATCAACCGCATTTTTGCCGATCACCTGATTGACAATCTCGTCTATTTGGCGGGCTCTGGTGCTAATGAGGACGCCCAGATTACCGATATTGGGTGCGTAGGTGCTGGGGCCACATACCGGTGTATTCTCGTAACGGGCTATTGCCGTTTGACGATCAACGGGGTTGCCGGGTCGTCTGCCACTAGCACATACGACTTCATCTCGCTTAACAATGCAATGGACGTTGTATTGACTAACGCGATACTTGACGGCCCTTCCACGTATTTCATCGCTGTTACAGGTGGTGCACGTATAGCCGTATGTAACACCCGTAACACGCAGACAGGAAGTATCAATGTTGCGGGGGATGCTAGCTATTGCCAGTGGTGCAACGTGTCTACCGTAGGCAATAATAATTTGCTGGTAAAAACGGGCAGTAACAATCAGGCAACCAACGTGCACCCGGCAAGCAGCAACTAATATTCTGCATTATGTGCCCACTCCCCTACCCTATGGGGTGTGGGCACTATATTTTGTGTCTATTGACATTTTGCACAAAATTTTGGCAGTTGGGGAAGAAATTTTTGTGCAATCTGCTATTACG